GCTTTACTTTCCATAGTACGTTGGAGATGCTTCCTGTTTCAAGAGCATACTCACGAATTGTATTAAATGCTGATTGCTTGCTAACACCCATTGACCAAATAGCCACATAAGGTGGTTCAATGCCATCGTCAACTAGAACATTGCAATAGAAACGAAGACGTGCTCTCCAGCCAGCCTTTGGATCTTTACGGTGCATTTCTTCTGCCCAGTCACGACCTTCTGACTCCATTGTATCTACAGCCTTGCGCTTGTAGTCTTTTGGATTTGTATGTTCTTTGACAACTAATGCAAGACCACGTTCTGCATTATAGTTTGCAGAGTCTTCATCTAGTTCTTCAATGAAACGAATTTTTGCTGATTGGCCATCGGCAAGTTTTAACCATCTTACCTTTGGTGAATTTTCATCATATTTTGGTTTGTCAACTAGGGCGTTAATGTTTTTGAGTCCCTTTACAATAGTCATATTATTTTTTCTCCTTGTTTTTATTTTATAGTACTAACCCAAAATGTTTTAATATAAATATGCAAGCAAGAATGCTCCACAATATATTAAACCATATTAAAGTCGGTATGGTTTTTACTGTTGATGACCAAATCAAACCTAGGCTTGATATTAAAGCAAAAATGTAAAACCACCATATGCTAACATCAAACAAAAGTCCTGGAATAATAATTATTCCTTTGGCAACAAAAGCAAAAAACTCTACAGTATTGGCTTTTGTCCAATACTTCTTGTGCCCCATAGTTTTTAGAGCCACAACCCACTGCAAGTGCTTGTTTTTTGTTTTATTTTTTTTAGTCATCTTCCTCTATTCTAGCATGCTAACGATAGAATTGTCAAACTGAAACTTCAAGTTTTTAATTGCCTCGTCATCCATGTCTCCTATATCTTTATATTTTTTATCTATATAAACAGAAGTAACAACTGGTCCAAGTTTTTCAACTAACTTATCTCTCATTATCATTCCTGCATCATCGTTATCTGCAATTAAAACAATACTATTAAAATACTTTTCTAATAGCCTTATTTGTGCTGCAGAAACATTAGCCCCTAACGTAGCAACGGCAGGGAAACCTACTTGATCCAATCGTATAGCATCAAACGATGATTCTACGACATAAACTATGTTTGATGTTTTAATTCTATGTAAATTAAAAAGAATTTTTCCTTTTGGTAAGCCTGGAGTATTTTTAAATTCTTTGCCTTCAACGGTTCTTGCAACAAATCCTATACACATTCCATCAGGAGAATGAACTGGTATAGTGACAGAATCTTGTTTTTCTGAATAGCCAAGACCAAATTTAATTACAGAGTCTTTTGTTATTTTTCTTCCTTCAAAATATCTAATTGCCCTTGGAGAATTAACTGCCTGATTGTTTAATCTTCTAATAAGTAATTCGTCATACTGAACAAACTCTGGCTTATCTATTAGCGCTTTGTTTATAGAATCTTCAATACTTGTTTCTTGTTCCTTACTTTTAATATATCTGATAGATTCAAAATATGTTCTATTGGATATATGCATTACAAACTCAATCAAAGTTCGTGTAGTTTGACATCCAAAACAAAAAAACATTCCATGATCTTTTGATACTTCTCCTGCAGGAGTTCTATTATTATTGTGATAGGGACAAAAAACAATATAGTCAGTTCCATATTCTGCTTCAATGTCAACACCTGCTCCAACTAAAACACGACGAACTTGGTCTGCAGTATAAGAATCTTTATTTGCCATCTTCAAAATCCTTATAACGATAATATCCTCTATCAAAGTCTACTTGTACTAAAAAGTCTCCCATAAAACCATTTCTATTTTTTCTAAATACGCACTCAATAATATCGCTATTGGTAGCACGACCCAATGCCATTACCCAATCAGCATCATAGGCAATCTGTCTTGACCATGCTGTTTGACCAAGTGTTGGAGCACTGCTTAGGTCTTTTACATCATCAGGGGTAGCCGACGAGATAGCAATAATAGGTACTTCTTCACTAATAGCCATAAGTTTAAGTTCTCGTGAAAGGTTCTTCATTCGTACCGTTTCATTATCTGACTTTTGGTTTGGACTCATAAGTTGTAAGTAGTCTACAACAACGAAGTCTGGTCTATATTGGTCAATCTTTCCACGAATAACTGATGGGGTAACTTCTCCACCATTATCATTAGAAATAATATGAAACTCTGGTCTACCCGCAACCTTATTAGCATGCCAATTTTTAAGCATGTCAAGTTCTACTTCGCCATTGCTTAGTTTACGATGAGACCAAACACCCTCACCCATAATTGCAAACACACGATTACGAACCTCTGTTTCAGACATTTCAAGAGAAATAATTAAAGGAGACTTGCCCTGCTTCCATGCCTGCACAGCAAAGTACAAAGCCATCCATGACTTACCAATACCTGGATAGGCTAGGAATACTCCTAGTTGTCCTGGCATAATTCCAGAAGGCAAATAATTATCAAAACCTGGAAGATTAGTTTTAATACCAATCTGACCAGTCTCTTTTTGTTTTTGTACATTTTCATAATATGCAAGTGCAGACTCTAAATCTGTTGCATCAATATCACGAATAGCAGAGGTATTCTTTTTTAACTCAGATGTTTTTGTAATTAACTGTTCAAGAGCATTAGATCCATTTCCAACCTGAACCTCAGATGCTGCATTACGTAAAATATCTTTTAGGCTATCATTTAAATATTCTGTTTGTAGTTCTTCAAGGTGATGTTTTGTTGATCCAACTCCATCTATTGTGGCAAAGTCTCTAAATTTTTCTATTACCAAAGATGCTGGAGGAACTGATTGATTATTTTCAGAGTATAGCCTAATAAAATTCCATACATCATTATGCGTTCTTAAAAGATTTTCAACATTAGCCTGTAATAAAACGTGAATTTGTTTATCATTGAGCACTGCTGTGATTAATTTTGCTTCTGTATTATTCACTCAGCCACTCCTTTGCTTTTTGTCTTAATGCTACTCTTTGTTTAATATCTTCTTCTACTTCTAGTTTACCATTAAGAATTTTTTCTGCATTGTATGCAAAATAATTCCATGTAGGGTCTTGTGCAATATTAAAATAATATTCTAGTAAATCATAACATTGTGATATACCATAAGACTCAATAAGTGCATCAGCAGCCCATTGCTCTACATTAAGGTTCATGTTAGACTTTTGCTCGTACCTTTGCAGGTAAAACTTATTAAATCTACTGAGCAAAGCCATTCGGTCTTTGCGGTCAGCCATTAGTCTTTACTGTCAGACTCTGCTTCTGCTTCTTTAACTTTTTCTGTTAATTTGTCTTCAACAAATTTATACATTCTTTCAAAAGCCTGATCTGTATTTTCGCCATCACGCTTTGAATCAACTACACCAAAGTCAAACCTTAGTGATTGGAAATTACCCAGATTGAGGGTATATCCTAGTGCTACTGATATCTTTGTGTTTTCGTTTTCCATTATCCCCACCATTTCTATTGCTAAATATTTTCTGCCCAAACAGGAATGAATCTACCATCTTCTGTCTTTGTATATGTAAGTATACCGTCCCCCATTCGCCGTGTCAATTCTTGGCTTGTGGGTGTCATGTTATTTGTTATAAGTCCATCTTTTCTTGGTTGTCCTATATGTATAGTAGCCAGTATAGCACGAATGTCTCTGACCATGCTTTCTGAATAATAAGATCTTATTCTAAATCCACGCTCACCATTTAACTTTGCACCAACTGGTGGTGGAATCATGCCAGTTTTAATTAACTTAGGCATATATTTTCTATGACGATTAATTAACTTAGCAGTCTCTGCAACGGTGTAGGCTCTTTCCCTGTTTTTTCTAAAATCTGAACGCAAACAAGTTTCAATTCTATCTTTAGTTATATTGTAAAAAGAAACCATTCCAGTAGATCGTGAACTATGATGAATCCTTACTAAGTCATTATTTAGAAACCATATTTTTTGATTTCCTTTTATTACAGTCTCGTTATTGTAAATTTCGCCCTGTATAATTCCTTTGCCAGTAACCATCTTCCCTCTTCACTTTCTACTGGTGGATGAAAAAACTTTCTCAAACCACATACGACGCAATAAGTTTCTATATGCTGAATACTACTATATTGCCTATCAACAAAAGTTCTACCCTTGCATTTTGTGCAAGTAATCATTAAATTATCCTTTAGTTTGGAATTCCAACAATTATTAAGTGTACTGCTAAAGATAGATCGCCAGAAGCCCCAAACCTTACAATACCCTCAACCCTTGTTTCTGTAACACTTTTTAAAATAACATTTACATTTTGTCCCGCTGGAGTTTGGCCAATATTAACTGGTGTGGCTGAAACTATTGGGGGATACTTAAAATCTTTAAAATCATAAGTAAATGTTCTTTCGTTACCAGCAGAAACTGTTGAGTTATTAGCAACTTCAACGTAGCCACCAATTATTCTTGAACTTGAAGTTTTAATTTCTTGTTTACCAGCACTTACAGTATCTATGACTGTTTTATTGGTAGTAGTAGATGAAATTTGTGTAGAAAGATCATTTACAGCATCAACTAAACTATATAAATATGTAACATCAAGAGGTTGCCCTCTTTCTGGTAGTGGTATTTTAGCCATTATTTCCTCCTATTAAAGTATATCATTAAACGGTGTGCGGTCCATCTTCATAAACTAATAACAAAGAGGACTCCCTAGTAATTGGATTTCCTTTTAAATATATTTCTGCTGAAAGTTTGTTTGGTGCAGAGCCCTGAACTGCCCCATTTATTGTGTACGTATTGGGAATTGGAAAAGAAATATTTCCACCATCAATTCTTTGTTTGTATATCCAGTCTCCGCCATCATTTCTATCCCATTTTAACCAAACATCAAACTCGTGTGATTTTCTAATTTCAACTCCATTTTTTTGTATTGAAACAGAGTCCCACGCTAGAGTTGCAACCTGTCCTGATTTATTAAAAGATATATCTCCAGAAACATAATTGTAGTTTGGCTGAATAACAGATGTTGGCGACCATTGTGACGTTCTGTTTTTATCTTCAGAGATTACTCTATATTTTAAAATGTATCCTTCTTCATTTACATCTATCGTGGGAAGGTTCTTTTGTCTTATTCTTATTTTTTTAATTCCTGAATCAACCATTATGTTACACCAACTGAAAACCTAAATTCAACATAATTACTAGTGTTAGGACTTTTTACAATAGTTGATGCGTCTATATTTTGAATTACCGAATATCCAGTTAGACCATAAAGTGGATTGATTGTAGCAATATTTTCTAATCTCATTGCATCTAATGCTACATAATAATTGTTAGACGGAACCCCTGCATCAATAACACAAGCATATATTTTTACTACTGTAACAGCATTCCATGTAAAGTTAGCACTTGTATATAATTCTTGAAGTTGTTTTGTTACAACAAAATACCGTTCTGTAGAAAAATCATATGCTCCACCACTACTATCATCAACAACCTCTGCCTCAAATTTAGCATATTCTGCAGTTTCTGTTTCTGTTGATGCAAACTCAACCATTATTCTTACATTCTCTGGAGTTGTTGCAGACTCGCCATCTTTATTTATTAAAGAAAATGCTAAACGCAATTCATCTGTTGGGGAATTTCTTGTAAAATCAATATTAGCGCCAGTTAAATGTATGTGGTTTGATCCAGGCTCTATTACAAAGTGATCCTGCGCTGCTCCACTCTCTTCATTGATCGTAATGTCAGAGTCATCGCCTTGTATTAAAATTACATTATTTAAAAATCTTGGTCTCTCATATTTTTCAACTCTTGGAGATTTAAAAAATATTGGATTATCTCCGCTTGTCTGAAACACACTATCTGCAACTGCAATAATATTATCATACTCTGGTGCATCCAATGCAGCAGAAAATGTATTAATCGCTACTGCTGCTTCTTCTGTATGGTGTTGCCAGTTTTCAGTTTGTGTAAAAGCAAAAACAGTTTTACTGTCATAGGCGCCAGCAGAAGGATTTGATCCAGCAGAATAAATTCCAATCTCAGAAATTTCATATCTTTCTTCGGTTGGCAATTCTGCAGTTAAAACAATTTTATCTAGTCCACCCTCATTTACAAAACCTCTTGAAGATATTGGAACACGAAACATTTCAAAATCTAAATTTTGTTTTGCTGAGTAGTTTCCAAGCGGGTCTCCCGTAGTCAATGGTGTAGCCCCACAGCCAATAGCAAGATAAGATGCATATGCTGGTGCCTGTCCAAGCAGGTATTTTGCAATAATAGTTTTGCCAGTATTAGTTATCATGAGTTTATTTCTCCAAGATCCGCTTCATATATTGTACCATCTGAGGTAATTTG